GAAGAAAAGCAAGCTGATTACAAAAGTTGGCGCTTATGCAGCCAAGAAGCGAACAAAGCACTTGAGGTATGTCTTAACTAAAGGCAAGTCAAAAAGTAGCTTTATTGGTAAAGTTATCTGCAGCATTTTAGAGCCGCAAATGTACCTTGCGGGTCGTGTGGTATCCGCGATTAAAGGAGGCTCATAATGGGCAAATCAGGATCACAACAAACAACAATGCCGCTAACAGGTCCGCAAACGCCACCCGCAGGCATGGGCTACGATGACACAGGTACACTGCGTCCACTAAGTGAAATCCGCAGATTTGGGCAACCAGCCCCAACAGGAGGCTCTGTTCCGCAGCCAGCCGCGCCAGCAATGGTGCAGCCGTCTGGCCCTAATGTTTTCAAGCAGGCTCAGCAGTACCAAACTCAGGCAGGCGATATATATGGTCGCTTGGGCAGCTTTAGCCCGACTGACATGCAGGCTGCACAAATTGGACCAGCGCAGACAATGCAGGGTGTAGGCGCAGTTCAGGCAGCGCAAGCTCCAGATCAAATTCAAGTAGGACAGTTAGCCAGCACAAATCTAGGCTCATATATGTCGCCATATACGCAGGAAGTTATTGAGCGTGGTCAGGCAGACATTGAGCGCCAACGTCAGCTTGCATCTGAAAACCTAGCGGCACAGGCGCAGCGTGCAGGTGCATTCGGCGGTTCACGCCAAGCTGTGCAAGAGGGTGTTCTTGCTGGCGAGGCTCTACGTCAAGCGGGCGCTCTATCCGCGCAACAGCGTCAGCAAGCGTTTGAAAGCGCATTGCAGTCTGGTCGTTTTGACATTGGTCAAACACAAGCAGCGCGTACACTTGCATCTCAGCAGCAGTTCCAAGCATCTCAGCTTGGTCAGCAAGCGCGTGAGGCAGCAGCGGCGCGTGAGCAAGCGGCGCGTGCAGGTAACATGCAAGCAGCTAATCAGTTTGCTCAGCAGCAGGCTCAGCTTGAACAAGCAGCACGCCAAGCAAACTTCCAAGGTCAATTCCAAGCTGCAGGCATACAGCAAGCTGCAGCAGGCGGTCTTGGTGGGCTTGGCCAACAGCTATTCGGTCAAGGCCAGCAGGTTCAGCAGCAGATTGGCCAACAGGCAGCATTCCAGCGCAGCTTGCAACAACGCTTACTCGACTTGCAGAAGCAGCAATTCGGTCAAGCAACTGGTGCGCCTCTGTCTGGCTTGGGTGCAATGTCTCAGATTATGAGCCAAACACCGTATAGTACGACAAGCACAACTAGCACACCGTTTAACCCTGCATCCCTACTAATGTTGTTGTGATTTGATATGGATTATCGCCAGCTTGCATACCAAACAGCGCAGAAATACGGGATAGACCCAGATTTATTTGTGCTCCAAATACAAGCGGAAAGTGCGTTTCGCCCTGATGCAGTTAGTTCTGCTGGGGCGATTGGCCTTGGCCAGCTTATGCCCGCGACAGCGAAAGAGCTTGGCGTTGATCCAACCGATCCCGTGCAAAACTTAGAAGGTGCGGCGCGTTATATGAAGCAACAGCTAGATCGCTTTGGTGATCCAGCTTTAGCATTGGCGGCATACAACGCAGGTCCAAGTCGTGTCGCAAAAGCAAACGGCGTTCCAAACATTACAGAAACACAAAACTATGTCGCCAAGATACTTGGTGGAAAAGGTGGTGCAGCAATGGCTCAAGAACCTCAAAAACCTCAAGGTTTGCTAGGTGGCCTGCTTGGTGGGCAGGGCATAGGTGGCGCTCTGGGAATGAGCGATGACTTCCGCGATAAACTTGCTATGGCAATCATGGCGGGATCAGGTGACGCGCGACTAGCGCCGCTTATCCAGCAGCGTGCGGCAGGCATGAAAGAGCGTAGGGAAGAGCGCAAACTTCAGAAGGGTATCAATAAAACAATAGATTACTTTCAGAAAAAAGCAGACGCAGGTGATGATCTAGCTGCGACTATGGTGGGGGCGCTGAACACGCAGCAGATAGACCCAGCAAGTGCAATATCTACCTATATCTCCGAAAGCACACGCGCTGTAAAGGACACTCGCACTGCTGCAGAGAAAGAGTATGATCGCGCTGCAGCAGAGGGCTATCAGGGTTCATTCATGGACTTTTTGCAGGCCAAGAAAAAAGAATTTAACATCGGCATAAATACTGAGGGTGCTGATGATTTCACAAAAGCTCTTATGAAGGGCATGGCGACAAGATATGAGACATATCAGTCTGAGGCAGACGCTGCAGAAAAGGCTATGGCTAACCTTAACCTAATGGGCAACCTTGTAGGTCAGGATAACTTCTACTCAGGTCCATTTGGGAACCAAGTCACTGCGGTTCGCAGAGTTGCAACATTGTTTGGCGCTGATCCAGAGCAGGTTGCAGACGCAGAAACATTTAACAAAATTGCGAAAGATAGCGCACTGCAGGTCATGGGCGGCTCTCTTGGTGTTGGCTTCTCTAACGCTGACCGTGATTTTGTTGAAGCTATGGTTCCAAACATTGAGAACACGAAAGCTGGCAACCTCAAAATTATTGAGGTTCAAACTAAGATACAAAATCGCAAGATTGAGCTTGCTAGAATGGCTGAGCAGTATGCTGCAGAAAATGGAACGCTTAAAGGATTTAGAGCATTTATAACAGAATGGCGTCAGCAGAACCCATTGTTCTCTGCAGCAGAAAAGGCAGCGCTTGATCCAGCAGCAACAGCCAAAACTGTGGGCGGCTCTGAGCTATTAAATCAGGCAGACGCTATTATAGGACTTCAGTGATGGCTACAAACCAAGAGCGCGCAGAGAAATACGCTGAGTGGCTAATATCCAACAAGGACAAGCAGGGTTCTGCGGAGTGGGAAACCGTTTCAAGCGCATATCGTGAGCTTAGAACGGCAATGCGTTCAGGCGAACAAGCGGAGCAAAAAGAAGAGCGCGGCGTTATTTCTATGCTGCGCGAAAACATCTTTGGCGAAGGTGAGGTCGATACATTTGGAGAGCGTGTTGGCGAAGCTATACAGGCGGCAGGCGCAGGTGCATTGCGCGGGGTTCGTGGCGCACTAGAATTACCTGAAATGATTGGAAGTCTGGGGCGCGCTGGATACCAATACGCAACAGGTCAGGAAGTTGAGCCATTGCCAGAGGAAACTGTGGCTGGTCGCACATTTACCAAAGCATATGAGGGCTTAGCATCAGCAGTTGGAGCTGACCCTAGCGAGCTGGAGTTTCGTGGGGAAACTGGCACAGGAAAGTTTGCTGGCAAGGTTGGCGAGTTTTTGCCATTTGCTGGTCGCCGCGTTGCTCAATATGCGGCGGCTCCAGTTGTTGCTGGAATGGCAGGTGAGAAGGGCGCAGAGTTCCTTGGGTTTGGCGAAACAGGTCAAGCTGTAGGTGAAATTGCTGGTATGCTTGCAGGTCCAGCGGCATACGGCGGGGCAGTTCGCGCGGCAGGTCGCGCTATCAGCCCGTATGGCGGTGCAGATGAAGCACGGTTGGCTGCAGCAAGAACACTTGAGGAAAAGGGCGTAACAACAACTGCAGGTCAAAAGGTTGGCTCAGAGGCACTGCGCAGAAAAGAGGCTATGACAGCCAAGGGTGAGGTTGTCAGAGAAAAGCAACTTGAGGAGTTTACTGCTGCAGCAATGAAGGAAATCGGCTCGACTGCGCCCCGCGCGACAGCCGATGCGCTACAGGAAGCTCAGGCTAGAATTGGTGGCAAAATAAACGAAGCCACATCAAACGTAAAAATCAGACCCACTGGCGATGACTTGCTGCCCGCAAGAAACGCTATGAACTTCTTTAATAAGGCAAAGCCTGTTGGAGATGAGGCTAAGGACGCCGCCAGTATATTTAAGGATGTAAATAAGACGCTTGTAAATGCATCTGCAAAGGGTAAATTCATTGATGGCGCTCAGTATAGAGCAATTCGCCAAAAGCTAAGCAAGGCAACGATAAGCAGTGATGAGGCCACGCGCGAGACAGCAAAGAAAATGCTTGGTGTTTTTGATAATATGATGGACCGTCACCTAACTTCTTTTGGGCGTGCGGATGACATACAGAAGTTAAAAAACGCTAGAGCGCAATATAGAGATTTCCTTGCAGTAGAGCGTTCTGTGGCAAAAGGTGGCGAAACAGCAGCGGCTGGCTTAATTACGCCAGCAGCCTTGGGTTCTGCGCTGCGCTCACAGGGTAAGCGCGCATATGTTCAGGAGCGCCGTGGTGACATTGGCGAGTTAGCGCGTGCAGGAGAGCAAGTTGCAGTATTCCCAAGAACATCTGGGACTGCGGAAAATCTAAATCAAATCGTCGGTGGTCTGCGAAGTGCGCTAATATCAGGATCAGCAGGAGCGGCGATGGCAAGTTTAGCTGGCTTGCCGCCTTGGGTGGGTGCAACAGTGGCATCCGTTGGGCCTGCAACTTTCAATAGATTAATTATGACCAAGAAAGGTCAGCAGTATCTAGCGAACCAAATGGTTAAAAGTAGCGAGGGTACTATCACACCAGAGTATGCGCGTGGTATAGTTGCAACACTAGCAGCGCAAATGCAAACTGAACCACAAGGACAATAACATGCAGCCACAAGCAAAAGACAGACGCGAGATTGAAGGTATCGTTCAAGACGCTATGGCGCAGGCTGTAGACTTTGTTGAGAGCGAAATCACAGATGAGCGCATCAAGGCTCAGCGCTACTTTGACGGTCAAGTTGACATAGGATACGAAGATGGGCGCAGCAGGGTTGTAGCGACTAAGGTGCGCGACACCATTCGCTCAGTCAAACCAAGCATTATGCGCGTATTTATGTCTACGTCTAAGCCTGTTGAGTTCCTGCCAAAAGGCCCAGAGGACGTTGCTGCAGCAGAACAAGCTACGCAGTACATTCACTATGCATTCACCAAGAATGACGGGTATCGCGTGCTAAACGATGCGATCCACGATGCGCTGATTAAGAAAACAGGTATCGTCAAAGCATACTACGAGAACAGCTACAAAGCTGAGATATTCACGTATGACAATCTGACAGACGAAGAATATACCTTACTGGCCTCAGATGATGATGTGGAAATCCTTGAGCATGGCATGGAAATGTCTATGAGTATGGATGAGTTTGGCATGGAAGTAGCATCGCCAATCCATTCGCTAAAGATCAGCAGACAAATACCTAACGGGCAGCTACGCCTAGAAAGCGTACCACCTGAAGAGTTCTTCATTAACTCACAAGCACGCAACATAGATGATGCGTATATCGTAGCGCACCGCACAGAGATGCGCGTGGGTGAGCTTGTAGAGATGGGGTATGACTTTGAGGACGTATATAAGCTAGATGGCCTATACGGCGCATCAGACATCTCTGAGGCTGAAACCATAGAGCGTCAGGGTTACTCGCAGGACGACTACGAGGATCAAGAGGGCGATCCTGCAATGCGCTCTGTGGCAGTCACAGAAGCCTACATGAAGATTGACGTGGATGGCACAGGTGTACCAGTTCTGCATCGCTTTATCTGCGGTGGCACAAGCTACAAGCTGCTAGACATGGAGCCTTGGGATGAGGTGCCATTTGCAGTGTTTGAGGTTGACCCAGAGCCACACACATTCTACGGACGTTCTCTTGCGGAAATCATTATTGATGACCAAGACGCAGCAACAGCAATCCTGCGTGGTGTGCTAGACAACGTAGCTATGACGAACAACCCTCGCATTGGTATTGTTGATGGTGCGGTTAATATTGACGATGTGCTGAACAACGAGATCGGCGCAATCGTGCGTATGCGTCAGGCAGGCGCTGTGCAGGAGCTTAGCGTTCCATTTACTGCAGGCCAGACGCTAGGTGCGCTGACCTACATGGATCAGGTTGTAGAGAATAAAACTGGCGTGTCTCGCGCGTCAATGGGATTAGACCCAGACAGCATGCAGTCAACCACACGCGCAGCCGTGCAAGCTACAATCCAAGCGCAGGCTGGTCAGATTGAGGTGATGGTGCGTAACCTTGCAGACGGTATGAAGCGCCTATTCGGCATCATGCTACGCGCAGCAATCAAGAACACAGACGAAGAGCAGCTTGTGAAAATGGGTGGGCAATTCGTGCAGGTTGATCCTCGCGTGTGGCGCTCAGACATGGACATTGGCATCAACGTGGGTCTAGGCACAGGCCGCGAAGAAGAAAAGATGATGGCGTTGCAGCAAGCCTTCCAAATCCAGCAGCAAATTTATACGCAGTATGGGCCATTTAACGGCATGGTGAGCTTGACGAACATACGCAATACGTTGTCTGATATGTT